CTGTTACAGCTTCTTCTATTGGTTCGTCTGCTTCAGAGGTATTTACCACAGTTGACTCTTTTACAGCCCAATCAGACATTACTTTGTCTAATAGTTCGCCGGTCCAGTTTTTGCGGTATTCTAGGATCTCTTCTCCATCCATAGTAACATACTTTAGTCTGTTACCTTGTTTCTCGATGACACCTTTTGCTTCAAAAAGTTCTACAATGCCACTGTAAGGATTCATTCCTGTTTCATAAGGAATCTTTACTTGTACACCTTCAAACGGTTTTGCATAACGTGTTTTCATTACTTTACAGCCAGCACGGATACCCATAACTTGACTGATCTTATTACCGTCTGCATCTTCTTTGAGCTTCATCTTCTTCATTGCTACAACAATACTAGAAGCGTATATAAAGCCCTGTCCGCCACTTATTTTATCATCTGGGTCAAACATATCCTGAGATGCATAAGTGTGGTTAGTACAAACTAATCCTACGTTATGTGCGCCAATCATGTTAACAGTATTACGTACAAGTGATGTTAGTGCTTTAGGCTTACGACCCATATCACCTTTCATATCACCCTTGTTAAACTGATCAACATCTGTTGGTGTTAGTAGCATACCTAGTGAATCAATTACAAACAATACTTTAGGACGATCTTCTTCATCCATTGCTTTGTAATCAGTCATAAACGTACTAATAGTTTTTGCAACATCGTCAATCATACTCATGCTTAACTTGAGTAGTTTTGATTCATCACAGTCAACGCCTAGTGCTTCTAACCATGCTTGGTCAAGTGCATTTTCTGAGTCAATTAAAACTACATAGATGCCTTGTTCTTGTGCGTGTCTTACAATATTACCTGCTGCAAAATAACTTTTACCTGCACCAGATTCGCCTGCAAACACTGTTACCTTACCTAGCGGAACGCCTCTATTAAAGTCGCCACTAATAAGATAGTTAAGTGCATAAGAGCCTGTGCTTACCCAATCTGTAGGATCGTTAAAGCCACTGCTCATGCCTTGTATAGACTTTGTTAAGTCTTTTCTAAATTTACTTACGTCAAATGATTTAGCCATTTTATCTCCTATATGAAAGTTTGCTTCTACTAGCGTTTGGAACTTTGACAGGTAAACCGTGAATCTCCGTTCTCGATTTAACTAGTAGAAGCATAAAGTATTATTGACTCTGTCTGTTTCGAATCATTGCAAGTATGTCACTTGCGTTACCTTCAGGTGCAGGAGTTGCTTCTGCAGCTGGTGCTGCTTCTGCTACTGGTTCAGGTGCCGGTGCCGCTTCAGCTACTGGCGCTGATGAACGAGATGTTGCTGTTGCATTCGCACTTGCCGCTACTTGCGGATCGCCTGTACGTGCTTGCATACCTGCAGGACGGAAGTATTGACTCCAACGTTCTGCGTCATACGCTTCGCCGTCTACAGATGCTTCAAACATCTCTTGCATAACTTTAACAGCTGTCTCATCTGGCTTCTTAGGTAAGAAGTCACTTAGATTAAACAAGCCATGTGTGTTAACAGCATTCATTTCAGCATCGCCTAATGGACGATCTCTACGAGCCCATGTTGACGTGGAATAATCTGCGTAACCACCTTTGCTAGTTTTGTTAAGACGGAAGTCTACACCTGCTGTGTAATCTGTTGGCAATTCTTCCATGTCTGGATCCATCAATGCTTGTTTGATGATTTGGAAAATTTGCGGACCAATAATAAAACGTCTGATTGGATTCTCAGGTGCTTCGTCATCGGAGATTGGGTTGTCAGTTACAAAGCCTTGGAATACGTATGAACGCTTTTTCCAATACTTACGACCCATGTCTTCTAGACTTGAATCTTTAAACCAACCACGTACTTCGTTAAGAATAGTACATGTTTCACCGTACATTTCCATACATGGAATTTGTACTTGCACAGGACGTGAGTCTGTTTCGCCTTTTACACCAGCGAATGGAAGTTTGATCATCAAACGTTCTGCCCAGAAAAATGTGTTATCTGGGTTACCGTCAGGAAGGAAACGTAGAGTTGAACTCTCGCCTTCTTTCATATTCCAAAATGGGTAAATTGGGTTGGGACCTTGTGGTCCTCTGTTTCCGCCAGTATTGGCTTCTTGTTGTTTGAGCTTCGCTCGGATTTCTGCTAATGATGCCATAATTTATGCCTCCTATAATGCCTTTATGGTTATTTTATGTGCCTAAAAAGTATAACACATGTATACATGTTACACTCATATATTTATAAAGTCAAGCGTTTTCTTGCCTTTATTTTGAAATAATTAACGGATTCCCGCTAATTCTCTCATTCGATCATACTCTGAGTCTGTTTCCATTTGTTGAGGGTTAGCTCTCATTTGAAACTCTTCAAAAGTTTGATTGATCTTTTCGATGAAAGTTTTTGCTGGTTCAATAAACTCTTCACCATAATCTTTTTCTATCATAGTTAGTACAGCCGTTTCGCCTTTAGGGAAAGTTCCGTTTTCTCTATCATAGTATGAAAGGATAAACTCGCCTAATGGTGTCTTTTCGTCCTTTTCAATTGTAATCTCGTCGCCGTCTGGTCCGTCAACCTTGTCGCCTTTTTTCTTGCCATTCATTTTGGCTTTCTTTACAGCGTGTGCGTATGCATTGCCTTCGTCCATATTATCGACTATTTCTTCAATCACGCCTTGGATAATATCATCTCTATCGTCGTCAGCATGTAATCCGTGTTCCATACCGTATTCGGTAATTTCTTGATCAAGCTCTTGATCGCTCATGCCCATTGCTTTTGCTAGTGCTTCTTCGCCGCCTCTTTCATATGCTGACATAAATTCGTCTGCCATTGCATCTGCTTTGCTTGGCTCTGAACTTGGATCAAAACTTTCATCTGCAACAAGTACTGATACCATATCGTCACCGTTGCGTAGTCCGCCTTTTTTAACTTTTACGTTTTCTTTGCCGTACTTTGATACAGCTTCTTCTGGTGACATACTAGTTTGCTTCCAACGTTGTTCGCCTTCACCAAACTGCCCCATCATATCATCAAAGCCTTGCTCTAATTCAGCTTCTTCTTTACTTAGATACTTGTCTTTGATTTTGCCTTTTTCTTCTTCGCCTGCGCCTTCACGCCCTGCTTTTTGTAATTCTTCAAAACCTTTTTTGCCGTACTTCTTAATACCTGTGTAACGCTGTAAGCCTGACTCGTCTAAGTCATCTGGATTAATTTCTTCTGCTTTACTTGCTTCACTTACTAGTTTGTAAATGTATGGAAATACATCTGATAGTTCTTCATTAAACTGTCTAATAGTTAATTGGTCAATCCAATTTTCAGCAACGTCTGCTGGTACATCTTCCATTACAACCGGAGCAAATGCTTCAAATGCTTCTGCATAAAACTTTGGCTTTTGTAATGATTCAATTGTTTTCTTAACTGACGCAACACGGTCTTTAACAACGTCCATATACTCACTTAGACTTTCTGCCATTACACTAGAGCGACCCATGTAATTTTTGAACTTTCTAAGTTTTGCTAATTCTTCGCTTAGGCTTGTAATGTGCTTACCAAAATCATCATAAGCATTGCCGCCTTCTGCAACGTGACGTGCCATTGCTCTTGCACCACTTAAATGTTTGTATGGATATAAGAAGCGTTCACCTTGTGGTGATTCTACATATATTCTACCAATACTTCTATTACGTCCTGTAGGTGAAGTTTGATCAATACTTTCGTTGTGCTTAATTACTAGTCTGGCTTCTCCAACATCTTGATAACTTATCTTAGATGTGCCATATAATTTTGATTCTGTCATGTTGCTATCTCCGGATCGCTGTGCAAGATATTTATAGTCTCTTTTTTCTAAGTTAGACTTTGTTATGTCTCTAGTTGTAAAATTTAGTAAACGTTTTTTACTAAAAGTTCTTAATTCTTTTAAGAAGTCATACCATGTGCTTTTACTTACATTGTTTTCTGCTACATCTTTGTTGTGCATAATAACTACACCATCTTCTTCTGATAGTGATATGCTTACTTTGCCTACGTCAGCATCTGCTTCTCTAAACGGAAATTCAAAGAATCTTGCTTGTTTAGGTTCTTGTGTAACATTACCTTCTTGGTCGCCAATTGTTACCCCAGGAAATCTACCCCTGATTTTTGAAAACAATTCTTCTGCTATGATATCTATATTCTGCATAATGTATTTATCAATAGTTGCTACTAACGAAGATAGGCATTGGTGGTTCATAATCTTCTAAATCTTCTGCCTGATTAAACGTATTATAAATTCTAGGATCCCAGTCTTTAAGTACAGCCATCATTCTTATAGCAAGCAACGTTGCACTTATTAAATCATCATGATGTCCTACTTTGGCTTGGAAACTAGAACCTGTGGCAACAAATGCCTTTAGTTCAGATAACAATGGTTTACTATGCACAATCATTTTGTCGCCTTCAACCATTGTTTTTAATCTACTACATGCTGTTATTTTTGTGCCATGTGTTGTGTTAAATCCTTTACGGAATTTACGTACATGGCCTTTTCGAATTGGTTCAGACACAAATAGGCCTGGTATATTCTCTTCCCCAAAATCGTTTATAACGATTAGTGCCGCTTCTCCAATACCATTATTTTCTACAGACCAATATACACCATTTTCGTTATTAGTCTCGGACTGTATGTACTTACAAATGTCTGCTAGTACTCTTATTTGTCCAGGTATTGCTGTAGTGTTGTGTTGCCATTCTGCTACCTGTGTATAACTAGGTAGTTCAAACACTTGTATTGCGGCATAGTCTCCACCTGTACCCATACTAGGGTCAAGTGCGACAGCATATGTATATTCTGAAGTTGGCTTCTTGTACCAACGTGTTTGCCCCATATTTAATATAGGACTTACACCTTCCATGGTTGCAAGATGTATACTTGATATTAATGTTTCATCAAATACTAAGAATTCACAACCATATTCACGTCTAAACTTTTCTTCGCCTATACGTCCTATTTCTTGGACTTTCCATTCTTCGTCTCTATCAGGATGTTCATCCCATTGGGCAACAAAACTATGAAATCCGTTTATGCCTAATTCTTGTTCATTACCGTGTTCGTCAAACTTTTCTTCTGCTTGCTTCCAAATAGTTGCAAATGTATCTTCGTCACTGTTAGGTGTACTAGTAATAATAGCACGACCACCTGTTGCTAGTGTAGGTGATATTGAAGTCCAAAATTCTTCAGCAATATTAGGTTGCACAAATGCAAACTCGTCACAGTATAGTAATGATATACTCATACCACGTCCTGTGTTACCTGTTGTAGTTTGTGCTACAATACGTGAACCGTTTTCAAACTCAATACTACCTTTGTTATAACTAGTAACACCTGCTCTAATATGATCAGGACAAGTTTCGTATACGTAACGTATACGTGCCATAATCTCTTGTGCGCCAGTGTACTTGTGTGCCGCTACAAGAATAGTTTGATCTGGATTAAACATAGCATACCAAGCAAGATATATACTTGCACACGTAGTTTTACCTGTTTGTCTAGGCATCATATTAATGTTAAAACGATAACTGTGATATGAATGCATTAATCGTAACTGGTATTCGAACGGAGCAAACAATAGTTTGCCTTGTACAGGATGCTGAATATATGCAAATCTCTCTGCAAAATATAAGTATCCTAAATCAGGGTCCATACACTTAGCAAGATCTTCGATCTGAGATTCAGTAAATGTTTCTTTCTGATTTGCTTTCTTGGTGAGAACACCATCTAAACTTTTAGTTGCCATAATAATATTTAGTGAAAAAAATAGCGACCGGAGTCGCTATTTGAGTTGTGAGAGCTAGTAGTATTTTTATTACTTATTTACAGCCGCAGCTGGCACAAGCCATCAATTTAACTTTACCTTTTTTGCCGCATTCTGGACACTTCTCTTTTTTCTCTTCCATTGCTTCTTTTTGGAACTGTGGAGGTACTTGACCTTTTTTAGGTTTGCTACCTTTGCCTTTGCCTGCGTCTTTAGCAGCTTTTTT